CCGACGCGCTGATCTGCTCGTCGTACAGAGACGCCACGATCTCGGGCAGCGTGTCCCCTTGCACCAACTCGATGAAGCTCTCGCGCAAGCCCATGTCAGAACCTGTGGTTCAGTGTGGATCGGACCCGGGCCCCGGCGTTGCCGCGGCTCTGGTGCGTCAGCGCCTTCGCCTTCCCGAGGTTGAAGGCGTCGGCGTTCGCCATCGCCAGTTTCGGGTTGCTCCACGCCTTCCCCGGCGTGAGCGCGAGGATCGAAACCACGCCGGCCTGAATCGGGATGCGGTAGTTCACGAACAGGTCGTCCGGCCCCTCGACCGAGTTCGGGCCGGGCTTCAGTGCTACCGTCGCATCGAGCGTCAGCGCAGTGTCGGTATGCGGGGCGAGCCAGACCACAGCCCCCTTCACCGGCATCGTGAAGTAGAGCGGCGTCCCCGTCTCGTAGCGCCAGTTGGTCACGTTACGATCGAGCCACCCCTGCGGCTTCGGCGTCAGGTCCAGCCCGTCAGCCCCAAGCCATAGCGGCTGCACGATCTCGACGTTGTCATCGGGGAACGAAAGAGCGATGTCGCGATCGTCGACCGCCACCACGATGCCGCTGATGGTGTCGGTCCAGCAAAAGGTCGCCTCGCAGAAGTCGGCGGCAACGTCACGCACGGCGCCACGGATCACCACGTCCGGGCACTCCGGCAGGAACATCCTGATGTCGTCGAGGTAATCCCCCCAGCGGATCATTGTGGGCGCCCTTCGGGTGCGTTCATCTTGCGCGCCTTCTCGGCGATGCCGAGGATCGACCGGAAGTTCGCGTAGGCCGCCTGCGAACGGCCGCTGTTGACGTGCTCGTCGTCGATCGACTCGGCGCGGAACACGACGTAGCTCTCGATCGCCGGCAACAGGTTGTCGGGGATCGGCATCACCACCGAGGTGCTCGCCGGGATGGTGGCGAGCGGGTCGATGACGTAGGACGCCATCACCACCTGCCCCGCGGGGGCCGGCTGTGGTCGCTTGGCGAGATCGTCGGTGACCGGGAACCAGTTCTCGGCCTCGTCGTCGTCGTCGTTCTGCCAGTTGCGCGCGTACCGACGGAGCGTGTCGAGGTCGCCTTTGTTCACGGCGCTTCCGCCGACCACGTTCTGCACGTCGAGGACGTACAGCCCCGGGACCGTCGCGGTAGCGACCGTCTGCAAGGCCCCGGCGACGCAGGTCACCGGAGCCAGCAGCGTGAACAGGTCGGGGCGCGCGAACGCCGTCTCTCGAATGCCGTCCTGCGCCCACAGGAACAGGTCAGCGTCCGGGTAGCGAATCTTCGCCGCATCGTTCAGCGGCTTGCGCGCTCCGTCGATGGCGTCCTTATACGTTGCCATCCTGCTTCACGACTTCCTTGTTGCGCTCGTTCTCCTCGTCGATGCGGGCGTTCCGCTCGGCATCGTTGATGAGCGAGAGGATGTCCTCCTTCGGCCATGCCGGGTCGAGCGTGAGCCCGAGGAACTTCTCGCCGTGAGCGACCAGTTCTTCCGGCGTCATGTCGTCGAGGCTGATCGAGCTTCCGGCCAGAGGCGTCACCGCCAGCAACGCTTCCGTGATCGCCGCATCGTCGGGCAGCGGCGAGCCATCATCCACCCCCCACTGGTCCGGATAGCGGCAGAGTATTTTCGCCTGCGCCTCCGTGACTTCCTGCACGTCTCCGCGGCCGGCCCACTGCTTGCCCGAGCGGGCGACGTTGTCGGTCGCGAACGGCTTGCGGCCGACGTACTTGATTCGCACCTGATCCATGCCTTGTCCTTTCAGAGATGGGGCCCGGCCTCCACCGGGCACACCGTTACTTCGTGCCGAGCACCTTGTACTTCACGACCGCGTCCAGACGTCCCGTCGCCGCGGCACCGGCCAGCGTGCCGTAAACGATGATGTCCTTGTCGACCGAGAACGGAGCCGAGGTGAAGTTGACGCGGGCCGCCGCCGCCGTCGAGGTGGCCGCCAGCAGTGCGGTCGCCGATCCGCCGGCCGACCCGTCGACGTACCGCCAGCCGATCGAGAACGTGGTCGAGGCGCCCAGAGCGGCGTTGACCATGTGCCCATCCTCGAACCGGAGACCACCGGGGATGGTGAAGAAGTCCACCGTGTCCGCGATGCTCGCCGCCGCCAGCGTCTTGCCGTCGTCGGCGACGGAGAGGTCCCCGTACTCGCCGAAGTGGCGGATGCCGTAGAAGTTGTCGCTGAGAATCTTTGCCATCTTTCCTTCTCCTGAACGACCAGCCCCCGATGCTCAGGGGGCCGGTCAGTGGTTCCCGGGTTAGCCGGCGGCCAGCAGCGTGCGGCCGAAGGACGACTGCGGGTCCGGCGCGTAGCTGTCGATGCAGGCGACGCCGTGATCGGAATCGACGTAGGTGTTGTCGTTGCCGTTCCGGACGCGGAAGCGGGTCTTCGCGCAGCCACCCATCATCGCCACCGAGATTTCGACGGCATTCTTGTGGTCGACGAGTTCCTCGTTCCAGTCCATGAAGTAGTCCGAGGACTGGTGCTTGCCGTACACCATCGCCAGAGCTTGCGCCCCGAGGATGATCGAGCGGTCGATGGTGATGTTCGCACCCACCGTGCCGTTCGTCGTCGTTTCCGTGTACGTCAGGCCGTCGGCGCCACCCGAGTCGTAGGTGACCACGTCCGCCGCGTTGAAGCGGACCGCATACCGCTTCAGGGGCTTGACGAGGATGCCGCGCCAGAAGCCGACGTCACCGTAGAACAGGGGGTGCCGCATCCCGCTCGACCGGCGCTCGTACGCGTTCTGGAGGAACGTCCGCCAGATCGACTGGTTCGCGCACGCTTGCAGGTAGAGCCACACCCGCTCGCTGACGAACATGACGTAGGTCGGCTCGTTCCACGAGTACGGGTCGCCCTCGAACTTGATCGGTTGCAGCGGGATGTTGCTTTCCGCCAGCACCGAGGCGACCCGGTCGATGTCGCGCAGCGTCAGGTTGTCGTTGGTGCCGACGTCGTTCGGCGCCGTTGCGTCGTTGGCGTAGAACTGTCGGTTCTTGGTCGGGACCTTGATCGCGTTGACGACGATCGACGTGAAGTCCGAGTCGCTCGTCAGCGGGATGACCCAGTCCGCCGTGTTCTGCGAACCGCGGGCACCGGCCAGTTGCACCAGCGCCAACTGGTCACGCAGACGCGCACCCCAGTTGGTCAGCGTCGCTTGCGCCACGCCGCGCAGGTTGTACACCGTGCGCTGCTGCGTCATGCGTCCGCCACCGTCGGCGCCGCCCCGGGTCTGGTCGACGCGGACGTCCATCGACGAGTTCGTCAGGCTCATCATCTTGCCGGCGAGGCGTTGGTCGCCCATGACCGGCTTGCCGATGAGGATGTTGAACAGGTCGATCGAGACCACGTCCCCCTGTCCCTTGGACAGGTCGGTGACCTTGACGATCGGGTAGTCGGGGCTGGTCTGCCCCTTCATCTTCGCCTCGAACGCACCCTGCGTCGGGGCCGCGCCCGTCAGCAGTTTGGTGAAGCCGGGCTCGTGCTGCATCGACGAGAACAGCGCCACGCTGAACAACTTCTTCGCGAGGGCTGATCCGATCGGGATTTGCGTTGCCATTTCGTGGTTCCTTTATTGGAACCGGGCGAGGTAGTTGGCCTGCTGTTGAGGAGTCATCTTCTCGAACTGGGCACCCAGTTGCAGGATGCTGATGTTCTCGATCTGCTCGTCCTCGGTCTGCTCCGGCTTGGCGCCGCCCGGCACGTCACTCAGGGTGGTCACGGTGGGCGAAGCGTCTTTCAGCTTCTCCTCCGCGGCCTGCTTGATGGCCGCCGCGTTCCCCGCCTTCGGGGCACTCGGCTTCTCGGGCTTGACCTCGGGTGATGCGTCGCCGAATTCGGCACGCACCATCTGCACCACCTTCTCGAAGCGGTCGGCAAACGGCCGATCCGCCCACTGCGGCTTGGTCTTCAGCACGCTGTCGATCGCCTTCGCGGATTCCCACCGCTCGGCATCGTTCGCGCGCCATTCGACCAGCGTGGGGTTGGCGTCGATCGCGGCGTTGACGTTGGCGTTCACCTTCTCGCTCATCGCCTTCGCCTCGCTGTCGCGCTCGTTCTCCATGTCGGCCAGCCGCTGCTCCAGCTTGGCTGCATGGTCCCGAGTCGACTGCGTGATCCGGCGCATCGTCTCCGCCAGCGCCGGAGCTTCTTCCTCCAGCGCAGCGATCTGCGCGTCCAGATCATCAACCGCCGAAGTGTCCGTGGCTCCGGGGTCGGCCTTTCCCGACTCCACCGCCTCCAGCCGCTTCGTCAGCGCCACCACTTGCCGCGACATCTCGTCGAGGGCCTCGTTCGCCGTCTGGCGCGCTGTGCGCTCGTCGGAGAGGACCTTGTACGGGATGATCGACTTGCCGTCCGGAGCGAGCACGCCCTTCGGGTCCTCGGGCTTCACCGGCTCCGCGATCGGCTCCGGCTTCGGCTCGGGCTCCGCGGCCTTTGCGGGCTCCGTCGTCTCGGTCTTCTCCGGCTCCGCCTTCACTGGTTCGGCAGCGGTTGCTCCCGCCTCCTTCATCAGCGCCGACATCGTCTCCGGGTCATGCAGATCGAGTTCGTTCGGGTTGTCGAGAAAGTGCTGCACGTCCTTGGTCATTCCCATCTCCAAATATCGCTTTGGCTGCGAGGCCCGGGAACCTCCCGGTCGGTCGTCGTGATGTCGCTCACGGCAGGCGGAGTGATGCCACTTGTCGCAGTGGCCGCGAAAAGGGTTCTGGGCTGGTGTCCAGCCCGCAAGCCTCTCAGCATCAGAACATCGCCGTCATGTTGGTGCAGGTGGTAGCCGTCTTCACCAGCTTGCAGCGAATCGGCAGCAGGGTCCCAGCGAGAATGCCGGTGAACACCGCGTCGACGCCGTCGGACATCGTCACCGTCAGGTTGCCGGCGCCGCCGATGAACAGGAACTTCGTGATGCCGGCCAGCGGCACCGCGTCACTTGGGGTTACCGCAACCGCCGCCCCCGAGGGGTAAATCCACATTGCCGCCTCCTACGTTGTTGCCCGCGAGTTTCGTCTCGCGGGTGTGTTGCCGCAAGGGAAGTGGACACTCAGCCCTCCTCCGCCATCACCACCCCCAACAAGACCGAGTCATCCTCCGCCTGCCGACGCGCCAGCATCAGCGCCTCGGCGTGCTTCATCTCCCCCTCGCGCGCGAGCTTCTGATGCTCGGCCACCAGACGGGAGACCTCCGCCTGAGACGCCTTCAGCCGCCGCTCGAACTCCTGCACCGTGGGCGCCACCCCGGGCACCGATTTCGGAGCGGTCGCCGCAACCTTCGTGG